CAACGAGTCTGCTGTAGAGTTCGAGCAAAATACCGACGACTCTATCATCTCACGTTTATCGGAGCACGGAATGATCGTCCCCTGCAACTGGCCGTCGATGAGAGCGCGAAAAACAAACGCACCTCCCTTTAAGGGATGATAGAAGGGATTTTTAAGTTGCCCCTGTCAAGCCTTTTTGCTATCCATCAACCATGCCACCTAGGAAAAAAAATAAAATAGGTCGTCCTTCCACATTCACCGCCAAGACAGTCAATGAAATTTGCCGACGGCTTTCAAAGGGCGAGGGTCTAGCGGTAATTTGCAGAGATGACAAAATGCCAGGGGTTCAGACCGTTTACGACTGGGCCTTTAAATATGAGGATTTTTCCGTTGCCATCGTACGCGCGAGAGATCAGGGATTCGATGCAATCGCCCAAAAAGCCTTGGAGATTGCCGATGAACGAGGAGAAGACCCGCAATCCCGCCGGGTGATGGTGGATACCCGGCTGAAGCTCCTGGCGAAATGGTGCCCGAAGAGATACGGGGACAAGATCGAGGTGGAGCAGACAGGCCAGCAAATCGTCACTGTAGTGATTGGCGGAGAATGACCGGCGACACCGAAATAAGGCTGGAAATCAACCCGCGCAAGCAGATGCGGCCGTATCTGGAGCGTAAGGAGAGATGGGCCTGCATGGTCATTCATCGCAGGGGCGGGAAGACATTCGCCTGCATTCAGGATCTCCTGACCAAGGCTTTGACCTTCAAGCGTCCGGGCCCCCCTCTCCGGTATGCCTACATCGCGCCCACACGCGACCAGGGGAAGGACATCGCTTTTGGATATTTGGTCTCCTTCGCAGGCCAGATACCAGGCGTGGAGATAAACCGCGCCGATTTGATGATCACCTTTCCGAATAAGGCGAGCATCAGGATTTACAGTGGTGAATCATACGACCGGATGCGTGGACTGTATTTCGATGGAGTGATTTTTGATGAGTATGACGACGTTGACCCCGGCGCGTGGAACTCAGTGGTGCGTCCTACCCTCTCCGATTACACGGGCTGGGCTACATTCATTGGCACCCCAAAGGGCCGGGGGAGCTTCTGGAGGCAATGGAGCTATGCCTTGCAACAAGATGACTGGTTCACCCTCATCCTCAAGGCGAGCGAAAACGGGATCATCAACCCAGAAGAGCTGGCCGACATCAGGAAATCAACCCCGGAGCATATTTATCAACAGGAATATGAGTGTTCGTTTGCCATCGGTCGGCCTGGGGCCATCTTCTCGAAGCAGATTGAAGCGGCAAGGGCCTCCATGCGGATTACCGATAATGTCCTCTGGTTCAAAGAATTGCCGGTCTATTCATCGTTTGACGTTGGAGCGGCCCGAAATCAAAAGGTCTGGATCTGGCAAATGGTTGGTGACCGGATCAACTACCTCGAAGCTCTCTCTGGTGATGACGAATGTAAGACTCCCGCTGATTGGGCTGCCCGCCTCATGACGAAAAGATACCGCTACGGAGCCCACTTCCTCCCGCATGATGCTTGTGCGGAGAATGGCGGTCTCTGGCAAGATGGCCTCGGCACAGGTGGGTTGTCTCATGTGGTCGGAGTGCCTCGGCAAAGGTCAGTGTGGGATGGGATCAACCTAGCCGTGGATGCCTTCGAGCGGGTGCATTTTAATGATTCGGGTTGCTCGGATGGGCTTGACGCTCTGGACGCCTACCATTCCAAGGAGGAACGCGATGGTGTGACGATCAAGGATGTTCCCTCCCACGATTGGGCCTCCCACTACTCGGATGCGTTCTCCCTATCGCACCAAGCCATCAAGGCGGGGCTCGTTATGGACAGAAGCGCAATTGCGGCCCGTCCACGATCCGGCCAGCGTCCCACCGTCCACTTGGGTATTCGGGGGACAAATTCAATCAAGGTCAATATCCGTCGATGACTCCGATTGACCGAGTGAGGCAGCTCTATCGACAGTGGCCGCAACCTCGAACCTTCGAGGAAGATGTCCGCGCCCATTTGCAAGTTGGCCATGTGCTCCACAATGATGATTGCTTTGGTTTGGGGAGAGCGGTCAATCGGTGGGCTGGTTCGGAAATTATCGATGACCCTTGGCGCAGCTTTGATAAGGCGGACCAAAACGCATGGCTGATTTTTGCATACGCGGGGCGACTCAAAACAATTCTTGACTTTATCCCCTACAAATTGCAATTCATTGGTTTCCAACGACGGGGAAAAACAATCCGGTATTATGATTTTGACAAACTTCTTCAGCGCATTCGGCAAGCGGGTTAATCCTGGCCAATTCTTTTTTGGGGGCGGACAGTCGGCACCATCGGCACCGAAGCCGGTAAAAATGCCAGCGGCACCGCAAGTCACGATCCCAGCGCCGCCACCTCCTCCGCCTCCCATTCCGCCGGCCCCCACGGTGAGCAATCTTGACGCTTCACAGGCCGCGACCGATCAGAAGACACAGGCCGCCAGGCGCAAGGGAGTTCGCTCCACGCTGATCGCTGGCGAGTCCACGGGTGCGCTTTCTCCTGCTACGGGCAGCCAAAACAAAACCCTTCTCGGGTAAATGGTTGATAAAATTCCAGACGGCGGGCATTCTCTCGCTAAATACTGCGGAGAAAGACTTGCGAGCCTCAAGAGCGCTCGGGCATCTTGGGAGCCGACTTGGGATGAGTTGGCCCGCTACATCATGCCGAGAAAAGCGGGGAAGATTTACCATTCCACGACTTCGCCGGACACTTCAGCGGAAGAAGAACTATTTGATTCGACCGGAGTTTTTGCCAATCAGACTCTTGCTAATGGGCAAATGTCCTACATCACGCCTGCGGATTCTCGATGGTTTACGCTTGATGCTCCAATGAGCAAGAAGGGTGACGATGAGGTTGATTCATGGTTTCAGAAATGTTCGGAGATCACCCAAGCGGAATTGGCAGGCTCAAATTTTTATTCTGAGATTCACGAGTTGTATTTTGACGATGGATGTTTCGGGACCAGTTGCATGATCGTATTGCCAGGGAAGTCGGTCTCATTGAATTTCGAGGCTTTGCCAATCGGTTCCTACTGGATCGACGAGGACGACGAAGGCAAAATTGATACGCTTTTTCGCGAGATTCAGCTTTCAGCCAGGCAGGCGGAAATGAAATTTGGCGCGGACAATCTCAGTCCCAAAATGACGGCGGCTTTGGAGAAGTTTAGGAAGGACGGCAAGCAAGGATCGCCCTTCACGGTGTCTCATGGTATTTATCCGCGTCCCTATGATGAGCGGGAACCGGGGAAGATGGACCGGAAAAACAAGCCTTGGAGGTCTGTTTACTTCATTGCTGGGGAAAACCATCTTATTTCCGACGAGGGATTTGATGAGAAGCCGTTCTTTGTTTCCCGTCATGCGATAAAGAGCGGTGACATTTACGGGACTTCTCCCGGACAATCGGCACTAGCCGACCTGCGGCAACTGAATTTTCTGGTCAAGCAAATGGACGCCTTGGCAGAAGTGACGGCCTTCCCTCGCTTTCTTGCGCCATCCTCTATGGTGGATGAGATTGACCTTCGGGCTGGTGGTATGACTATATTCAACGAAAACCTGCCTGGTGCTCTGCCGAAAGAATGGATGACTGCGGGCCGTTATGATGTCGGGCTTGACCGCGAGAAGCGAAAACAAACCGCCATCGAACGATTGTTCTACGTTGATCTTTTTCAAATGTTCTCCCAGGTTGATAAACAAATGACGGCGCGAGAAGTTGCCGAACGAGCATCGGAAAAGCTGGCTCAATTCACACCGGCCTTTGCCCGCAAAACCACCGAACTTATCACTCCACTACTTCAGCGTGTCTTTGGCATCCTCCTCCGTGCGGGCAAGTTCCCTCAACCTCCCATGCAAGCCATCGAACAAGGGGCCGATGGTGCGTTCCTCCCAGATCCCTCTGTCGCTTATAATTCGCGGGTAGCTCTTGCAATCAAAGCCCTCCAAAACACGGCATTTTTTCGGTCGATGGAAATCAATATGCCTCTCGCCCAGCAACATCCCGAGATCATGGATAATTACGATCTCGACAAGATTTCCCGCGATACCAGCCGGAATGACGGCTTGCCCGCTGATTGGATGCGGGATAAAGACGAAGTTGATGAGATCCGGGCCGGTCGGGCTCAGGCCCAGGCAGAAGCCGCGCAGCAACAGCAAATGTTGGATGCGTCGATGGCGGCAAAGAATGTTGGCGGGATCAAACCAGATTCAGTTGCAGGACAAGCCATCTCGAAAGAATTATGACAATAGCGGAAAAGCAAAGCTCCCGAAAGCTCAAGTCCGACCAAGAGCACGGCCAGAGGATTTCCCTCTATCGTCAAGTTTTTGGATCGACTGAGGGACAAGCGGTCCTAGCTGATCTATCCAAGGCAGCCGGGCTGACTTCCCGCGTGTTCATGCTGGCGGATAAGGGCGACCATTCTGCCTATGACCCTCTTAAAGCTGCCCTAAAGGATGGTGGCCGTGATGTGATTATCCGCATCCATGAGATCCTTTCTTCTCCAATCGAGGAGGAAAAACCAAAACCCAAAGTTAAAAAATCATGATCGAATTAAAAGGAAACACCGTCTTGCGAGATGGGGAAGAGGTTGGAGTGGTGGACGAAAAGAACGTCTTCCATCCAGTCCAAGGCTTGCACCACAAGACCGTCACAATGGTCGAAAAGGAACTTTCCAAAAACCAGGGTGGACAAGCGGCAAGTCGCTTGCCTCATAAGCAAGAGATCGCCGGTTCGAGTCCGGCCCCTGGCACCACTTCGCTTAAAGGCGAGCCTGAACGAACTGAACTTGGGGACATTGACCCGGATCTGATCGAATGGCGGCGCGAGAATTGGACGGAAGCTGATTTCGTCGCGTTATATCCCGCATCCCGGTTGCGGCAACTCGGGCTTTAATTTATGGACAAAAAAGCTAAATCAAAAAAGGCGACAGTGAAAAAGAAAATCTCCGTCAGACCTCCGGTAAAGAAAAGCCAAGCGCGAAAAACTAGTTCAAGAGTTCTGTCCACAATGCAGAGGGTTGTTGAAGAGATTCATAATAAAAACCAAAAAATGAGGAATGACCTCATTGACTCGATGGCGTCCGACCTTTCAAAGAAAATTCAAGAGGCAGTGAGGCTGGCGGCGTTAGATCGCGACATGGAAAGGTTCGTTGAATGGGGGATAGGCAGCCATTGGGATGCATACAACGTCATTGAAGAAGCCACTAATAGCGGAGCAAGAAAAGCAATTTCATGGCTCAGACTTCAAGGGCAAAATATAAATTTATGAGCGAAGAAACCACTACCACCGAGGCGACCACGGAAGCCCCTGCCACCACAACCGAAGCAACCGCAACAACCCAAGCGCCGCCTCCTGCTGGCTTCGTTGGTGAAGATGGCGCGTTTGTCGAGGGATGGACTGACCGCTTGCCGGAAGAGATGGGCGATGCCAGATCAACTTTTGGCAAATTCAAGTCACTGCCTGATATGGCCAAGAGCTATCGGGAACTCGAAACCCGCCTTGGAAAACCAGTAGGGGTAACGGTGCCTGGCGAAAATGCCAAGCCGGAAGAAGTGGCTGCCTATCGAAAGGCGGTGGGCGCTCTGGAATCCGTCGATGAATATGCCAAGATCAAACCGGAGAACTTGCCGGAAGGTCTCGACTGGAATGACGATCTATCAAAGCCGGTCTATGAACTGGCCCACAAATACAACATCCCAGCGGAGGCGGTGAAAGAATATGTGGCCCTCCGCGCTCAGCAAGAGTCTGGCCGGATCGTCGCGACGACGGGCGAACTGCAACGGCAACTGGACGAAGGCACTGCCACTTTGAAAAAGGATTGGGGCGAGAATTACGACAAAAATCTTCATCGTGTCGCCCAGGCGGCAAAAATTGCTGGGGTGGATGCGACGACGGCGCCAGGGTTCCGCGACCCGGAGACGCTTAAAGGCTTTCTTCGCCTCTCGGAAAAGCTCTCGGATGATGTTTGGCAGACCGGCGCAACCAGCAACAGTGCATCTATGTCGGCCAAGGACATCCAGACCAATCCTCAGAATCCGCTCTACGACCGATACCAGAAGGGCGACCCTGATGTGGTGGCCCAGGTTCGCTCTTTGATAAAGCGAGGACAATAGTTCGCCCTAAACGGGCATCATGAGGGGCCGGTCACCAATGGGTTTTGGTGGCCGGTCTTTTTTTGCGCGATAACGGATCGAATTAAAATATTTGTGTTGACTGGATGCGGGAAATTTCATAAAGAATAAATTCAGCAATAAAGCGGACAACCTCCTTCGTGTGGCCCGCCGATGGCAATCCCAAGACGGAAACCCGGAAACGGACAATTTCGCTGCCATGGGCGCAGTTTAAACCACAACGAAATTCAACAGGAGATTATTAATCTTATGTCCGCTAATTCTACAATCCCGGCACACTATCCGCTGGAATATGGTACCAACTGGGAGCAGCTCGTTCAGCAATCTGACAGCCGCCTTTCAGAATACGTCACCATGGCACCCTTCGACGGCAAGTCGAAGGACTTCAATCAAATCGGAGCCGTTACCTGGCAGGCCATTCTTGGCCGTGCTCGCGAAACGGTTATCACTGACACCCCGCTCGGCAAACGACGTTTGACCCAAGGCGGATACGACAAAGCTGACCTGTTCGACGAATGGGATGAGACCTTCCTTGGTCAAATCTCGCTTCCTCGTTCTGAGGTTCAAATGGCTCACCTTAATGGGTGGAATCGCCTCAAGGACACCGTGATTATCGCGGCTGCCCTCGGTGATGCCGTTGTTCCCTCGGTCACTTCGCTTGGTCTCGAAACAACCACCACGACCGCGTTGCCCGTTGGTCAGAAGGTAGCCATCGACTACGTGGAAAGCGGCAGTGATGCAAATTCCTCGCTGACCATCGGAAAACTCCGTCAGGCCAAGTTTATCTTGGACGATGCGGACGTGGACGATGAAGAGGCCCGGTGTATTGCCATCACGGCAAAAGAACTCCAAGCGTTGCTTCGGGTGACCGAAATCACAAGCATCGACTACAATAGCGTCAAATCGCTGGTCGAAGGCAAGGTTGATACGTTCATGGGATTCTACTTCAAGAGGGTCTCTTCGAGCGTGATGCCTGCAGTGTCCGGCGTTCGCAATCTCCCTTGCTGGGTGAAGAGCGGCGTGAAGATGTCCACCGTTGGCGCTCGCGCTCACATGGACATCCGGGCCGACAAGAGCCATTCCTTGCAGATCCGTCATACCGGCCTTGTCGGTGGCGTCCGCATGGAGGAAGCGAAGGTCGTGCAAATCGCAGTTGATACCACCTTGGCCTAATCGCCGCAAACTTAACGAAAATAGGAAACCAAAAAAATGGCAACACTACTCGGAACTGACACCTTCCAAAAGCAGGCGTCAACCAACCCAGGGGCGCGACCTCTGGGACAAGTCATTTCTGGCGATGTCCAGGAAATCACCGGAACGTACACCACCACTGCAGCGGATGCTGCTGCGGACATCATCCCTCTGTTCAAGCTCCCTGTGGGCGCGATTCTGCGGGATATGTACGTGACCACAGACGGAATTGGCGGCACAGGATTCATCTTCTCCAGCATTGGAGATGCTGGCGACGACGATCGGTACGCTACCACCGACATTGCGTTGACCGCAGCAGGCATCGAAATTAAGATGACTGCTCGGAACACGAATGCTCTGGCTCCGTTTGCCGTCGATACGGCAGCTAACCAGACCGTAACGGGAACACTCGCTTCGGGCAGTGGCACCGTTACCGCAGGAAAGCTCATCGTCATTCGGGCAAGCTACCGGATGCCCTGACCGAAAATCCAACTACCTGCGCTTTCGGAAAACCGGAAGCGCAGTCTTGGATTTTTAATCTTCATGGCCTCTGACGTTCAAATCGCGAACCTTGCACTTGCAAGGATTTCTCAAGATCAAATTCTTGCGCTCAGTGATGATTCCCCATCAGCGCGTTTCTGTAACGCCTTCTTTGACCAAGCGCGGGAAGAGGTATTGCAATCAAATCCTTGGCGATTCGCCATAAAGACTGCCACCCTATCGAAGCTAACTACTACCCCGCTTCTGGAGTGGGAGTTCGAGTACCAACTTCCCTCCGACAATCTGCGGGTGCTCTCACTGAATGGTTCCGGTCCGCATGATCGAAGCGATTACTTTGAGATTCAGGGGAAGACGCTCCTGACCGATGAGGGATCAGCCATCATCAAATACGTTTTCCGGGTCACTGACGGTTCTTTCTATCATCCGCTTTTCGTCTCTGCGCTTTCCTGCCAGTTGGCGGCCATGATCGCCAAGCCGCTGACAGGAGACGAGAAGATGGCATCTTCCTTGTTGATGGAATATGCCCGATTGACTGGGCCTGAAGCTCGCCGGGTCGATGCCTACCTAGGCCACCGACGCCCAGCCTTGCCTGCGGTTACTAGCGAACTGGTGGCGGCGCGGCGGGTTTATAGCTCTGGCGGCGGAATCTACCGAACCTTGTAATGCCTTTCTCGCAACTCATTCCCTCGTTCAACGCGGGCGAACTCTCGCCATACCTCGACGCACGGCCCGACATCGAGAAGTACGGGAGCGGCTGCCGGACGCTTGAGAATATGATCGTTATGCCCTACGGCGGCGCGTATCGTCGGCCCGGAACGGAATACCTCGGCGCGGCCAAGCATTCAGACAAGCGGTGCCGGCTGCTCGGGTTCAATTTCTCAACAACCACAAACTTCATGCTGGAGGCGGGTGACCTTTATCTTCGCTTCTGGAAGAACGGGGCCAGCGTGGAAGACCCTGTCAGTCCCGGGAACCCGCTTGAAATCGTAACGCCCTATCTTGAGGCAGACCTGAGGGACATCCAATTCATTCAGATTAATGACGTGATGTTCTTCGCGCACCCTTCCTATGCGCCCCGGAAGCTCTCGCGGTTGGCAGACAATTCTTGGCGGATTGAAGAATTGATACCCGATTGGCCCGCTCTTCTCGACGAGAACATTACCAAGATCACCCTGACGGCGAGCGCAACCACCGGGGACGCCATCACGATCACGGCGACAGCCCCCGCGTGGGCGGGGTCAACCGACTATCTTGCCGGGGAATATGTTTCTAACAGCGGGAGCATCTATAAAGCGGAGACAGATCACACCTCGGGCACCTTCGCCACAGACCTTGCCGCAGCCAAGTGGACGCTTCACACGGAATTCACTGCGGCCAGCGTCGGGAGCTACTACCAGATTGGGCATGATAGGGACACGGCAAGCATTGAAAAAACAATCGTGGCAAATGGCTCCTCCTCAACAATTGCGGTACTCGGGGATTGGGAATTGACGACCTATGGAACATGGACCGCTTCCGTGACCTTGGAGCGAAGCTATGACGGCGGGACGACATGGGCAACGGTCCGGGGGCCATATGTCAGCAAGAATGATCGCAACATTTCCGCCACCGGCACGGAAGAGAGTGAGGCACTTCTTCGGTTGACGGTGACAAATTATGTCAGTAACACGTCCGCCCGCGCTTTGCTGGAACTCAAGAACTCCAGGGAATATGGATTCGTAAAAATCTCGGCGGTAGCTTCTGCGACAAGTTGCACCGCGGCCGTCAAAAACTCTCTCACCAAGACTACGGCAACGTCCTTTTGGAGTGAGGGAGCTTGGTCGGGGCGGCAAGGCTACCCGCGCACGGTCTCGCTTCATGAACAGCGGGTGTATTACGCTGGGACATCCACCCGGCCTCAGTCGATTTGGGGGAGCAATACCGATGACTTTCAGAATTTCCGCACTTCGGCCAATGACGACGCGGGCCTCTTCTTCTCGCTTTCATCGCAGGAGGCCAACCCGATCCAGTGGATGACCTCGCAAGATCAGCTTCTTATCGGGACCGCTGGAGATGAATGGACGCTTGGAAGCACGACTGCAGACACTCCAATCACTCCCTCGAATGTGCGGGCGGCGCGGCAATCGTCCTACGGATCGAAATACCTTCGGGCAATGGTCGTCAATGATGTGATTCTCTTCGTTCAGCGCCAGGGGCGAAAAATAAGGGAACTCGTCTATCAATTTGAAAAGGATGGCTGGGTTGCCCCGGATTTGACGGTGCTGGCGGAACACGTCACCAGCGGGGAAATCCTCGAATCGGCATTTCAGCAGCAACCGGATGCCCTATATTGGATGGTGGCGGGGTCAGGCGAACTTGTAGGCATGACTTACGAGCGGGATCAAAATGTGGTCGGGTTCCATCGGCATACAACTGACGGCACTTTTGAGAGCGTGGCTACGATCTATGGGGCATCTGGGCCGGATGAAGTCTGGTTCTCGGTCAACCGCACAATCAATGGGAGCGTGGTCCGATATATCGAGCGGTTCAGGACTGATTTTCGCGAGCAATTCGAGAATGAGAACAAGCCATACTGGTGGTACCTCGACTGTGCCAAGCGGGTGACGAATGATCCGGCTTCTGTTTCGGTCTCCGGGCTGACGCACTTGGAGGCAAAGGAAGTTGACATTTTGGCCGATGGTGCCGTCTCTCCAGCCAGAACGGTTGCCAGTGGTGCGATTACATTGCAAGCCGCAGCGGGGACCGTGTTGGCCGGACTACGCTTTACCTCGACCCTTCAACCGATGAAGATGGAAATGCAACTTCGGAGCGGCTCAACTAAGGGGTCCAAGAAGAAAGTCTATCGGGCCGCAGTGAGTCTCCACAAATCCCTCGGTGGTGAATATCAGGGCAATGCCGCTGGATCAGCCTGGGATTGGATGTTTTCCCGCACCACTCATGATCCCATGGATTCATCGCCTCCTGTCTTTACTGGCGACAAAGAATTTCCGGTCACAGGAAACCATTCCAGAGCGGCGGTCATTGCCCTTCGTCAAACTCAACCCTTGCCTCTGACCGTGCTGGCAATAACGCCACAGTGGGAGGCAACTGGAATATGATGAAAGGCCCAATTCACATTCGAGATATGCGCGAAGGCGATATGGTGGCGTTTGATGCCGTGGGGCTGGAGTCGTATCGCGCCGCCGAACCGGTGATTCTGACTGTCGGAAAAGGCTGGGCTGTCGAAAACGAAGCTTCGCAGATTGTCGCGATTGGTGGCATCATTCCCTCGCATCCAGGCTCAGGAGAGTCTTGGTTCATCATTGAGCCATCTTTGCAAGAATATCTTTCGGGGCTTCGCGCTCTATCGTTCATCCGTTCCTGTCGTGATTTTATCATCAGCGCATTTGTATCTTTAGACCTACACCGCATCCAAGCCCACATCATCGCTTCCCCGGCAACCGGGTCGTATCAGAGTGCTCGGTTCGTCCGGTGCATGGGATTCGTGAGCGAAGGAATCCGTCAAGCTTGGGGACCAAGCGGAGAAGATATGGAAGAATTTGTCCTATTTCCACAGAAGGAGGAGTTCTAATGGCTCTCGAAGCACTCGGACTCACATTGGGGGCGTCAATCGCCCTTTATGCCGGAGTTGCCAGTACTGCGGTCGCTGCGGCTGGCGCGGGCCTGTCCTATTATTCCCAACAACAACAGGCAAGCAATGCTTCTGCCATGGCGAATTACAATCGCCAAGTCGCAGACCAGAATAACCGGATCAACCTGCAATTGGCCCAACAACAATCCACATGGCAGGCCCAAAATGCGTCAGCGCGGGCGCAGGCTCAACAGAATAACGCAACAGCCTTAGAGCAACAAGGCCGTGCGGCTGAGTCTCAGGCGCGAGAGGAGGCCAGCCGCGAGAGGATGCAGAACGAACGCCAACTCGCCTTGCAGCGGGCTCGCTATGGAAAATCCAACGTCACCTCGGAAGGATCTCCCTTGGCCGTGATGGCTGAAACTGCCTCGCTTCTTGAGCTAGGGGTTCAGGACATCAACTATCGCGGGGACATGGAAGGCCGGGCGTTTGACCGGAGGGCACAACTTGAGCGCTTTGAGGCCGGATTCAGCCTTTTCGATGAGGGCCTTGCCCGATATGAAGGTGCGGCGGCTCAAGCTGGGTTCTCCATCAATCAAAACAAGGCTCGGGCCGACTACCTGTCCGGCATGAACACCGCGCAAGGGTTCCGAAGCGCGGCGACAGGAACTCTTATTCAAGGGGCGGGGCAGGCAATCAACGTGGGGACGACTGGTTACTCGAACATTGCCGAAGCGCAACGAACCGTTAAAAAAAATTATGCCCATTCCGCTCGCTCAAATCCCTAACGCGCCACAACTAGGTCCAGATCCCTCGATGATCGGAGTTCCCCAGGCGAACACGAACCTTTCCGGCGTGGCTGGAAATTTGATGACGCAGCCGCTCCAACAAGGCTCTTTCGATGGAGCGGCCCGGGGGTCTCAGGCCATTGGTGATTCTATTTCCGGGCTGGGCGAAGTAGGCCAGCGGATTAGCGCGGTGATTCAGGATGCCAATGAGCGCAAGGCAAAAATGCAGGATGATGTGTCTCTGGCGACGATTGACGGACTCCGATCTGAAAGGCTGGCCCGATACCAAGGGACGCTACAAGGGAAATCAGAGGACCGCTGGCAGCCTGATTGGGAAACTGAATTTGCCAGCGGAGATCCGAAAGACTTGGAAGGACTGCCATTAAGTCAAGATGGAAGGCATCGGCTTGCGCTTCAAACGCAGGAATTCATGACGCGGGCTAACACTGGCCTAATTGTATCCTCGAATCGGTCGGCGGTGGAGAGGGGGGCAGGCATAATGGTGTCCCAAGCGCAAAGGAAATTTGACGATGGCGATGATGCGGGTGGACGGGTGATAGTCTCGCAACTCGTCACCAATGGCGCCTGGCGACAGGATCAGGCGGACACATTTTTGAAGCAGGTTAAAGAGACCCGGAATGCCAATGAACTGACCGGCTTCATGCAGTCGGCCCCCCCGCAATTTGCGGATGACATGAAGATCATCAAAAACGGGAAGGACATCCCGCCCCATTTGCAAGACATGGCGGACCATTACTTTTCTGGTCCCGATGGACGGATGAAGATCGACAAATGGGAAGTCGAAGCGGCCCGGAACCTCCGAAATTTCCAGATTCAAGGGTCCAATGAAATTGACGATGACATTTTGAGCGGGAACATTACCACGGAAGATCAAATCCATGATAGGACGGCAATCCTTGGCCTCGGGGAAAAAGACGCGCGTTCCTTCGTGGATTCGCTGGCGGTAGAGAAATCCACCACACCGGAAGGACAAGCGGCATACCTCGCGGCTTACGATCAGATGTGGACGGAATCCGTCAATTACGATCCATCCTCGGACACTGACGGCCAAGAGCGGATGAGGATACTTCGTGACATCCGGTCCCAAGCCATTCCAGGCGAGCGGCAACCGCTCCTAACCAATCTCCGCGAGGCCATTAAAGACGGCATGACCCCGCAACGGGAACGGGCGGCGAACATGGAGAATGTAATCGACACCATTGGCATGCAAGGGCTTTTGATCGAAAAACCAAAATCCAAACCAGAAGACGACCGTGAGGCTTGGGCTGAATACACGATTGCTCTGAACCAGAAGAAAGCAGCTTTGAAAAAGTCGGCCCGCGATTGGCAGAAAAAGTGGCCTGAACCTGGCCCGCAAGATGATGCCGATTGGATGAAGTCGGCGGTGGGATCAAGTACAGCGGGTGCGGCGGCGAAATCTATGTGGCAAACTCCCGGCAACTTATGGAGTTCGTTTATGAGCCGGCAGACGGGCGGCCTTGGGGATTTTATTCCAATTGTTCAACTGGGGCGCTTTCAGGCGGCTGGAATTTGGGGCGACAAGAAAACGAATGGCGAAGTTCCATCTGATGCGATTCGAGCTAAAGCCAGCAAACCCCAACCCCAACCAACGCCAGCCACAGGCGGCAAACTCGACAGCGCCTTGATTGATGCAGTGAAACAGTGGGAGGGGTTTAGCTCTGGTTCTTATGACGACTACAAGCAAACCGCCATCGGCTACGGGACGAAAGGCAAGCCGGGGGAGACCATCACGAGGGCAGATGCCGATAAGCGCCTTACCTCGGAATTAGAGACTCACGCGGCAAGGGTTGACGCTCAGATTGCCAAGAGCGGAATCAGTCTAAATAAAAATCAGCGGAACGCCTTAATTAGTTTCGATTTCAACACCGGCGACATCGAGACAATCATGACATCGAAAAGCGCGGAAGAGATCGCAAGACGGCTCCCGACATGGAACAAATTCACAAAGGGCGGAAAATTGGTGGTGAGTCGAGGGTTGATAAATCGTCGCCAAAAAGAACTGGAAATGTTCAACTCCTAACATGGCTTTAATTATCGACCCGGAACCGCAAGAGGACAGCCCCGTCATTGACGACGCAACCGCCCATAGCTTTATGGAGCGACTCGACACGGCGGGACCGGATGAGCGGCCAACCATTGAGGCAAAACTCCTTCAATACGCCGACGCACAGGACGCAAGGAAGCGCGAAGTGCAAGGGGAGCATTTCGCCAAGCTCTATACGGACGATGAATTTTTCAAGAAGCAGTCGCGCCAACCCGCCGTGGTTGATGCTATGGCGGCATCATTGATTCCCGAAACGCTGCCAATCAGGGCGGCAAATCAAGCGTATCTCGAGTTTGCCACGGGGAAGCAACCTGGGGAACTGACCGACACGTACGAACATTGGCGGGACGGGTTCGGGCAAAAAGCCAATGGAAAGCCGACCATCACGGATCAGGAAATGTTTTCGCTGGTGCGAGACAATTTCACAGGGGAGAAGAAACGAGCGATGGATGAACAACTCATCCTTGGTGATGTCATGAACGGCCTTTTCGAGGAAGCGACGACTGGAGTGGTACAAACTGGAGCCGCAGCACTCCAAAAATACAAGACTGAAAATCCCGATTTTGCCAAAGGTCTCAAGCCGGGCGAGGAAGCGCAATATCTCAATGGACTCATGGCGACGAGGGAAGATCTTCGAGAGAAATTCGACAAATATGCTCCCACCGCAAAGCGCCTCTATGACGAGGTGACAAGTCAGACAGGGCAGAAGGAAGGCTCTGGCGCGAAGAATGTCATTGGAGAGATTGCCAATATGCCAAAGGCCGACCAAGACATTCTCTTTTCTGCAGTATTGCTGGCCGCGCAACGGAGCGGGTTTGATCCGAAAGGGTTCTTGAAGCAGACTGCGGAAACGCTCGGGCGCGCGACCATCGGCACAATGAATCAAACCGTAAGAGTGACGATGGAGGACGGCTTGCGAAACAAGCTCAGGTCATTAAATCAGCTTGATGTCCCTGAAATTAAATACGGAGGCCCACGAAGCATGGATGAGATTGGAGCATTTGCGATGCTGGGGCCAAGGTCTCGGTCGGGATTTGAGGAGAGTTACCCGACGCCAGAGAGTAGAGCGAAGGCTAAGGAGGAAATCCAAGATCAACTGAATGTCATTGGCGTTATTCGCAAGATCGACAATCTTTCACAGGAGGCGGACCCAATCAAGGTGGTCTCGAAAAGCTGGCTTGGGCAAGTGGCGGAAAAATCAGTCTATGGCGTTGCTGGGTCTGCTGGGATCATGGCTTCCTCAATGATTCCCGTCATTGGTCCAGCGTTGACGTTTGCGGCTTACCGAGCAGGCAACTATGAGCGACTCAGGAACGAAGCTCCAGATTTAGCCCCAGAGACCGCGAGCAGCTACGCGACAGTCATGGCGATTCCAGAGTCGATTCTTGATAGGTTTCAAATGGGCATTCTTTTCCGTAAGGCTCCCATCTTCTCTAAAACGCTTAAAGCAATGACGCTTTCCAAAAAAGGCATGGTCGGAAAAATGGCGAATTTCGGAAAGACTGCCAGCGTCATGACGGCAGCGGAGACCGGGATTGAACTGGTTCAAAACTTCATCCCGCTTGTGGTCGATCAGCTCGGCATGGCTCTGGAAGAAGATTACCCTCAACATAATTTCAGAGAAGACCTAGCGCAATATCGTGACGCGATTCCAGAGACCATCGGCACGATGTTGATTATGTCCATGTTTGGGGCGGGCTTCGCCACAATATCAGACACGAGAAATGGCCGTCATTTACTCGAATTCGCGCAACCCATGACTGACTCCGGGATTTCCGATGAAGGGGCGGCGAAGATCATCACGGCTCCCACAGAGGAAGAGAAGCTCGCCATCTTCATAGAGGAGGCAGCAAAGCGGACGCCGGAGAGCATTGCCGCCGGGGTGGCTGCGAGCAATGAGCGGGTGGCGAATCAGAAGGCGAATCAGGCTCAAGAAGGTAGATCGGAATTGACGGTCTCCTCTGTCCTTGGCGATCCCGATGAGAATGGCAACCCGGCGCAAGAATGGACTTTGACCGACTCGAAAGGACAGGTTGTCATTAAGACAAGGGATCAAGCTGCGGCATTGATGGCGAAAGAAGAAGCTGACCGGGCATGGATGACCGGGAAGACATCGGGCATTGCCGAAGGCTTGGAGCACATCAAGGCCGTCAATGAAGCCATCGGTCGCGGCGAGGACGTTCAAAAGATCCTGCTCGGGAAAGGCTCGCAATCCTTCCTTGAGATTTACAACGCCGACAAAACGCCAGAACATCTCGATAGGCTTTTCGAGACGGTGCGTTCCCATGGCTACGAGATCAAGGAAGTTGAACAGCTTGCTGGATATTTCGTCAAGGCATCGAACCGGGGGCGACTTAAGGATGGGATTTACAAATCAATAATTGCGGTGAGTGACGGGGCCGACGGCATTCACCTCATGCGGGATTACTCCCAGGACAATTTGAGGCGGGCCATCGAGGAAGGCGACACAACGATTGAATGGGTGCGGGATCAACTTGATTTGCTGAAAGGCCACAAGGAATTTGCCAACCTCCTGACCGAAACTGATACCAATGTCATTGAAGCGTTCTCGGACGTTGCGGTCTCGTATTTCCTCGGGCGCACGAAAGAAAGCCAGATTCCCTCGGGGCTCCGCACATTCATGCGACAAATCGCGGTCTTTTTGCGGGAAATTCTCGTGCGGTCGTATCGGCTCAAGCGAGCGATTGCGGCGGGCGACGTGAACCAGAATTTCCAACAACTCCTTGCCACATCGACTGGGCTTGACGTTGACCAGATTGCCCGCATGGAGGGCGAGAAGGAAGGGCGTCGGATGCAGCAAGAGGCACTTGATTCGGTCAACGCCGGGGAAGGGACGCCGGGGGTTGAGCTTCTCGACGTGCTGACCAGTTCAGCCGAGAAGCTGCCAGACACGAAATCGCCATTCTTCACACCGGAGATTGGCAGGCTGAAAGAATTGGTACAGCAACTTGGCAAGGGAGAGTTTGCAACCCGCAAAAAGATGAGGATCAAGGATCTCTTCTCCAATGACGCCAAAGATCCAGACTTGCTGGTCGGTGCGTTCAATGAGGCGGGCCATGCCTTCTTCACGGTTGATGACATGGTGCAGGCATTGGAGGAACGGATTCGGACTGGCAAAGCGCAAGTGGGGACAATTTCTTCTGATGCGGTATATGGGGATGGGAACTATTCAATCTCCAAAAAACAGGACGCCGAGTACATGGCGGCTGTGGAGAGCGGCGACGTTGAAACTCAACAGGCGATGGTTGACGAGGCCGCGATGGCTGCGGGGTACGCGCCTCAGTCAAAGTTCAGAGACGGTCACAGCGCGCCTAGCAATTCGCGGGCTACAGACGAACAAGTAAAAGAGGATGGAGCAGACGCCGCGCTGGATCAGGTGGCTCGCGGGGTTCATAATCAACCTGCTGACTATTTTGATCCCGTAGTCGGACCACGTTTTTACTCTTACACCGATAAAAACGGGATGGAAGCATACCGCGCCATCAAGGCGGCAATGGTTGCAATAAACAAGGGGAAGTCCCCAAATATTACCGTTTACCGTGCAGTTCCCTTATCTGTTAAAAACACCCGGATAGAAAATAGAGATTGGGTGAGTCCTTCTCGCGGGTATGCCGTTGATCATGGGGAGTCACGGTTTGGCGAGGGTGAATACCGCATCATCAAGGAAAGCATCCCTAGCAAAGAACTTTTTTGGGACGGCATCGACATTCGGGAATGGGGCAAGGACGACGATCAAAACCGCGTTTACAAGAACACGGAAAACAACATAAAATCAGCGGACCCAATCACGCGAGACGAAAGCGGCAACGTGATTCCGCTTTCGGAGCGGTTCAAACCCGAAAGCGACAGCATCAACTACTCCATTGGAACTAAGGCGTTCGCGCGCCACGCTGACCTTGAAGCGAAGCACAAGGCTGGCACGATCACCGAAGCAGAGACGGCGGAGGCTCAGGCGTTGGTGGATGCGGCGGCGATGAAAACAATCGACAAGGTCCCCAAATCTAAGGCTTTTTCCGCCTTATCTGAATCTGAGTCGTCGGAGTTTTTGCAAGATATTGACGGATTTGCGCCACTGCCAAATGACGATCCGACCAAAATTGATATATTTGAAAGGTGGATTTCTGTCTTAAAGAGCCGCGGGGTTCAGTTTCTTGATGGGTACCATGTTACCAATGCAAGCCGAGAGGATGTTGTTAGTTCAGGAATTGAAGGATCAGAAGTTGATTTGATTGGTCGGACAGGTGGAAATGCGCGAGGGAATTCGGTATATTTATTTCTTGAGACTGATGAGATTTTAAGAAGTTTTAATGGTGTTATGGGAGCACCGGGATTCACTCCGAATGTCATTCATATTAAAATTCCGCTTAATCAGCTTGGAAACCTGAGATGGGACTCGAATTTCAATGTTTCTTATGAAACGAGAAGCGCGGTTAGAGTATTAGACGATGTGCCGTACGACAATGTTCTTGGCGTATATAAAATTGAAATTCCTGGGACCGACCCGTTCACCGGCGTCCCGCTAGACCAGCGGTTCGATTCCTCGCAGGACAGCATCAACTACTCCATCTCCAAAGGCACAACTGACCGGGTGCAGGCCGCTCTCGAAGACAGGCTGAACCGAAGCCCTGACGCTCGCCTGGCACTCTACAAGCGGGCCAAGGTCAAGTTTGACGAGGTGCGGAAAGATCGTGGAAATTCCACCGATCCCAACAGGAAATTTTCCTCACTCCTGCAAAGCATGAGGGAACTAAATGCGATTCTTATAGTGCTCCCGAAGGATATTCGCGGGAAGGTCGGCGGGATGATGCCACTTGCCAACATGGGCAAGGATACCATACAAGGCAACCAGGTTGCCACCGTGGACAAGTTCCTCGAAAAGCGGATTGCCATGATCGACAAGGAACTTGAGCGGGTGTTGAAGAAAGAATATCTCGCCGGATTGCGGAAGCTCATCAAGAAACTTCAGCCTGTGAGGTCAAGCGGCGGCGCCGCCAAGTCATTCCTTGGAGATACGGCTCAGGAAATTGCGATTGATGCCGGAAAGCTCGCGCTCCTCACGAATGATGAGGTTGCCAAGGAGATGCTTGATCTCGATGCGGCTATGAATGAAGGCCGGACCGATCAGAACCTCTATGAGCGGTGGTCGATGCTGAATATGTTCGGAGACCTAAAGGGAAGGGACGCGGCCACCTTGGCCATCGCTTTTGATTGGCTCAAGAAGGTGGCTCAAGAGGGGCGCGACAAAACGAAGATGACCCGCGAGGCCCATTTCGCCAGCCTGAAAGAAATACGCTCTGCCCTCCTTGATGATATTGGCCGGGTTGAACTGTCTGACAGTTTCAGGGCGTCGCATAAAAAGTTCTTCGGAAGGGCCGGAGATTGGTCGGGTTCAGTCCTTCGTAACCATCTCTCCTTCGAGCAGTTCCTTGCGACAATTTTTCAGAACAGTCCCGAGCAAGTTAAATACTTTTTTGAGCGGATGATGAAGGCCGATAATGCGGACCAAGATATGCGAATCCGTTATTCGCTTGAACTATTGGCGACAATTAAAGCCGGGGCCAATGCGGCAAAGAAGACAGCCGGGAAAGCAGCTATTGACCTGATGGCACCCCATGAAAACGCGGTCATAATCTTGGAGAACATAAAGACTGAGACCGCAAAGCTGACTGTCGAGCAGGCGGAAAAGATGGCACTTGGCGAGATTGACTCTGGCAAATTCACGAAAGAAGAAATCCAAGACGCCTTGGATTCTCAGAGAGAAGAGCTTGCCGAGCGTGATGCCAAGGCGGCGGCAGAGGGAAGGGATAATGCACCGCTCGCCCAACGTGAATTTGTTGAGGTTAGCCGCAGGGTCGGAGTTGAAAAGGGCGCGACTCTATCCAGAAACCAAGCCATTCAGCTTCTCCTCACATGGAACCAGCGTGACGGTCGGAAGAAAATGAAGCTGGGCGAATGGAGGGAAGACACCGGCGAGCAGTTGCAGGCCTTCATCGAGAAAGACCCTGTTGCGGTCAAGGTCATGGATTTTCTTCAAAAGTTTTACAGTGAGGGAGCGGCGAGAGTAAACCCTGTTTATGTTCGGATCTTCGGCATGAATATGCCTACGGGGGAAAATTACGCCCCAGCAAGCTATGACCACCAAGGCGACGAGGTTGAGATTGGCCCCGATGGCATGGCAACTTCGGGCGGCTCTACGCCGGGATTCCTCAAGGGAAGAGTCTCTCATAAAGCATCAGTCTCACCTTCGGGAGCCATCACCATCTTTCAACAACACCTTGCCCAACAATCCCACTGGGTCAACTTTGCGGAACTGGGCCGGGACTTTAAGCACATCTTCGCAGATGCCGACATGAAGAAATCCCTTCGCGCCAAGTTTGGGAATTACGCGAACGAAGAAGTCTCGAAGTGGACGAGTCTCCTTGAGACTAGAGGGGGCGACAGGTCAAATTCGATGGCGTGGATGAATGGCCTTTTAGGAACTCTTATCGGCGGCAAAGCAATCTCATCCCTAGGGTTCAATATGCGGACCTTGACAATGCAGACCGATGCCGGGATGCGATTCATGTTTGCAATGGAACCGGGCGAGGTTGTCCGCGCCTTCTCTGACCCAGCCGCATTGGTTAAGTCCATGCCTGCTATTTGGTTCTCAGAAGCCGTTCAGCGGAGGATTAAAGGCGGGATGAGTCCTGCCATGCAATTCGTTTTCCAGCAATACTCAGCGAAGCCTGGGGTCATGGCGAACGTAGCTCATGCGTCGATGGCACCAATCAACAGGACAGACGCTTTCTTCACCACTATTGGGAGCGCGATTGTCTTCCGTTCTGCTTACACCACCGCAGTTGCGGAAGGGATGAATGAGAAGATGGCTGTTGACCACGCAATGAAGGAGGTTGACAAGGCCATTTATAGGTTCTCCCAGCCGATAGGCGTGGGGCAAAAGTCTCTGATTGAGAACTCTGGCAATATCCTTACCAAATCAATCATGATGTTCATGAGTGACCTCCGATTCAAGAGCGCGATGATGATTGAGGCAGGCTTTGAGATTAAGAAAATCGCCGAGGAGGGCAAAGGCAACTGGCAAAAGCCCTTGAAAACCATCTTAACGATCGAGGCAATGGCATTTATCTCGCATTCTATGGGGAATCTTTATCGGACCCTGTTGAGCGACGATGAGCCAGAAGATATTTGGGCGCGGAAGGGATACTACAAGGCGCTCGCCCTAGCTCCGTTTGCTGGCCTTATGTTCGGCGGCACTATTGCCGATGTTACCTTATCGAAGCTGTTCCATGAAAGATTCTTTATGCCGTCAAGAGATCCGGTTGTGGATACCGCCATGCGAGGACTCAGGACGCTAAATAACATTGACGAGACATTCAATGTCGATGACCCCGAGGAGATGTACCGCCAATGGCGAAACATCTCAAAAACAATTTCCGTTACTCCAGGACTCGCCGCCCCCGCAGCCGCCCTGAATCTCATCTCGCCTGCCTTCGGTCTGGCTGAGCGGTTAAAAGAAATGGAGAAATAAAAACCTTTCAAAAACCCGAAAAACATGATTGTTTTGACTCGATCCCTATTATGAGCGTCTCTTCTTCCACCAGCCGGTCGCAATATTCCGGCAATAACTCGACCGTGACGGCCTACGTTGTCCCGTTCCAATTCGCGGCCAATGATGATTTGGTGGTCGTCGTGACGAGCGCGGCAGGTGTTGCCACGACGTTGATTGACGCAACTGATTACACCCTGATCGGTGCCGAAAACCCGGCTGGCGGCAGCTTTACCACGGCGGTCGCGGTAGCCGTCGCGTCAACGGTGACGGTATATTCAGAGGTCGCGATTACTCAGCCGGTTGTGTACGTGGAGAATGCGGACTTCCCTGCCTCCACCCAGGAAGCGGCGCTGGATCGTGTTACCCGGATCTGTCAACAAATCGACCGGGCGGCGAATGCGTCAGTCCGGGTTTCTGATGTCGAGGGAGACCGGGATGAACTTGTTCCTGTTGCAAACACGATGCTCGGGCTCAACGCAAGTAAGATGCCAATAACGAAGACCGTGGATGAATTGAAAAGCTTCTTGGCTCTTTCCGGCACTACTCTTGCCGTCAACGCAGGGATGAAGACCTTTGCGGACGCGGGCGAACGTGGGCTTGCCGTGCCGGAATTTACAGGGCAGCTTGGCACCCAGCGAGACACGCAAGTCCTATATATCTCTTCCGGCACAAGTGCAGGAAATTGGGTCTCATACCAAACCCTTCTCGCCTCTTTCAGTGCGGACGAATTTACAGCGGACACTGCGGGGAGGCTTCCATTTGCCGATGGCATTTGGGATGCTGCCAAAATCGCGGCTGATGCGGTTACGACCGCAAAGATTGCGGCTGATGCGGTTACAACCGCAAAGGTTCTTGACGCAAACGTCACGGCGGCAAAATTGGCTGCCGCGCTCGATCTGTCGAGCAAGACGTTGACCATGCCTTCCGATCATTGGAAGAGCATCGCTCCGGCAGGCTCAATTCTGCAAGTCGTGCAAGCGTCATATACCGCAAATGCGCTCATAACGACGCCGTACATTCCTCACGACGATACAATCCCGCAAATCTCAGAGGGAACTCAAATTCTTTCTCAAGCGATTACTCCGTTTTCGGCATCAAACACAATTCTTGTTATTTTTCAAGGTCAAAGTTATATGTCCAATAACGCAGCTCCCATGGCCGCTATCTTTCGCGATTCTGTGGTTGATGCTATTTCAATGCGAGATATGTACCCAGGCGCTGCTCTTAATCAAGCGTTTGTTTCATTCGTAATTCACCATATAGATTCTCCGGCAACAACTTCTTCAACAACCTACACGGTTCGCGCAGCTCCAAATTCAAGTGGAAATATGTATTTTAATGGGGCAACACTAAGAACTGGAGGAGGAGCATCGGCAGCAACCCTAACCCTCATGGAGATAAAAGGATGAACATTATATCCGCAAAATATGCAAACGCGGGAAGCTCCGCCGTCACCATCGTTACGCAGGAAGCCGGGGCCGTAGCTATTCAGCGCGATGGGCCGGATGTCTCAGGCGGCTGGCGCGCTGCCTACGACGCATGGAGCGGCGACACTGCGGCCTACGAAGCTCCCGCCATCGACTATATTGCCGAGGCGGAATCGCATATCGCGTCCTATTTTTCGACCGCTCGACTACTGCAAATGAAAGTGTGGTGGGACACGTTCCCGCATGAATCAACCCCAAAACTTGCCGATTGTTTCCAGTGGGCGGACGGCATAACGCGAAAGGCTCTTGGCGGATCAAATGACTTTTCTGAAGCTCCCTATGCCTTTCCCGAAATCGCAACAGAATCTCTCTCTATCCCAACACCATAAACACCATGAAAAAGACACTCGAAATCGCCCTTGCAATCCTCCTGATTGCCACAGTCACCGCCATTGCTGCCACGGCAGGGATCGGAACGGTATCAGTCACCGCGACGGAAACCACTGTCCTTGCAGCAAATGCTCAACGCACTTGGGTGATCCTGCAAAACAACTCGGCGGCGGACATTTACATTAAGGTGGATTCGTCAACGGATGCAGTCACTACCGCCAATGGACTCAAGGTCTCTGCGTCTGGCGGCAGTCTGACGATGGATGCCGGGACCGCACCTGTCCGCAATGCCATTACCGCAATCGTTGCCAGCGGAACAAGCTCTCTCTCTTATCAATGGGGAAACTAAAAATGAAAAAGCTGATTCTTCTTCTCGCAATTTTGTTGCCCTCTCTTTGTTGGGCAGAAATTAAAATCAACGAGCCAATTTCCGGTGCAGCGCAGACGGCACTGGATGCGAAGCTGGCCCTAACTGGCGGGACGGTCACGGGCTCGGTCCTAGTCGATGGCAACACGACCCTTGGAGACGCCAGCGGGGACACAGTGACGATCAACGCGGGGACAGTCACGGCGGCAAATGCCACAGACGTGAGCAGCACTCGGCTTGCCAATGTGGGGGCGTTGGATGATCGCTA